CGGGGTCCTAGGGTTAGGGTTCTAGGTTTAAATGGATTCGGGCATGTAACCGAAATTTCCCATTCCCATCACATGACAACATTTAATTAGTGGTGCACTTATGCTGCGCCACCATGCCTTCGTTCTACAACGGCAAACGTTTCTTTCTCACTTACCCACAAACTAACAAATTACCTTTAGAACTCGTTGCTTTTCTTCAATTACAGGGACCAGTTAAATCTTATCTTGTTGCTGCTGAAAAACACGCTGACGGTTCACCTCATTTGCACGCTTGCGTTGAATTCTCTGATGTCCAGCGCAAATCAGTCAATTGGCTCGATTTCGACGGACACCATCCTAACAAACAGGATCCTCGCAATTGGGCCGCCTGTCGGACGTATTGTAAGAAGGATGGTGATTTCATCGAGGGGCCTGAAGAAGCTGCGCCCGTACAAGATGTCCAAGAAGCTTGTCGCGGCTATGAAAATGAAGAAGATTGGATGGCGTATTGTGTTGAAAAGAGAATACCCTTCCCGTATGCTGTCTTCTTCTGGGCTCGTCTTCATGCCGATGCCTGTACTCTCACATCTAATGACCATCCCGGCACTATGTGTACCGTTCTCCAAGAATTCAAATATGATCCCGTCTTGCACCGAACCATTATTCTCAAGGGACCTTCCGGCTGCGGTAAGACCACCTGGGCTAAGCGTAATTTACCGGTCCCAATACTGTTCGTCTCTCACATCGACAAGTTGGCTGAATTTCGAACCGGTTATCATAAATCAATTATCTTCGATGATGTTGACCTAAATCACTGGCCTCGCACGAGCCAGATACACGTTGTAGATTTTGATAATCCTCGCCAGTTACATTGTCGTTATCGTTGTGCTAATATCCCCGCTGGGATAGTTAAGGCCTTTACTTGTAATGAATGGCCTCTGGGAGATTGGGAGGAGATATCAAGAAGGGTTAGACGTTTTACAATCCACAAATAAAAAAAAACTTTTTCTTTTTTTTTAAGTACCTATCCTTTTTATATCCTCCTCCTCCTCCTGAGACACTCTTAATATTACGAGTGTCTCTCCTCTCCCACGTGGGCGCGAAGCCCCACAGAGGGGGTCCCGCCTCGGGATCCCCCTCAAGTCCCCGATTTTTTTTTGGAACCTGTTCCTTTGCTACAGTATTACACCACTCAACTGTAGCAAGCATGGGCTATGCTAAGTACGCTCGAGCTGTCGTTAAGCGTGCTCTTCCTTATGCTCGTGAGTATTGGCGTGCTGGTAAACCGCTTGTTGGTGCGTATGCGGCCGGTAAAGCCATCCAGTATGGAGCTAGAGTCTACAATAATCGAAAACCTGGAGGAAAACCTCCAAAGCGTATTGACCCAAGCCACCCACCTATAAGGATCTCTAAGAAGAAGAAGAGGCCTACTGCTTATAATTCCGGTCTTCTTGTTGGCAAATTCAAGAAGAGCAAGCGGGTTACTGATCCGTTTAAAATGTACGGTCGCACTGGCTTTGTCAAATCCACTGAAGTTAGAGGATCTGTTTCTGATCCTGACTGTGTTTACATCGGGCACAGTTGTATTGGAATCTATCAAGCATATGAACTTGTTGCATGTGCTTTGTTGCGCAAATTGTTTACAAAGATAGGTCGGTTGAATATAACCGACATTAAGGATACGCTTGTTAGTGATCTTCCTGGAGATGCTAGTTCGTTCCTTATTGAACTTGTCGTTATGAATAATGAAAGTGGAAATCGTGCTGTTGAAAATCACATTTGTAATCCCAGTGACAGTATCTACGATCTTGTCGGGTGTGATATGGATGTTGCTGTTCCTACTTGGGTTGGTTTTAGAACCAGAATGTTGGCATACATGCGTGGCACTGATGCCAATGTTGAACCTTTATCTCTTCGTCTGTTTCGTGCTGATTATGATACTTTTGATCTTGGAGCACCCGTTAAATGGACTCACTCTGGTGATCTCGATCTCAGGAATGAAATGGTTCATTTTCATTCAAGTAGCACTATGAAGATTCAAAATCGCAGTTTGAATGCATCTGGAAGTGGTGATACAGATACCGTTAGTACTAATCCTATTGTTGGTTATCGCTACGGTTTCGGTAGCGGTGTTCCCATTGTCCGTGGCGCGCAGAGCAATGGTGCCGCGTTTAACAAATCTTATTTGTTCACCACTATTAACCAGGATACTGGTGTTCAACTCCTTCGTGCTGCCCAGTTTGATGCTACTAATAGTATTTTCTATGAACCTGCTCAACCTGGCACCTTTGTCAATATTAAGAATAGCAATCATATTAAGTTAGACCCTGGCCATATTAAGTATAGCACTATTACTTATACTAAGACTATGTCTTTCTCCCGTTTTCTTAAAGTTCTCTCCGATCAGATTAACGGTGGAACTAAGATCATGAATATTCCTGGCAGTTTTGAAATGTTTGCGTTTGAGGATGTCATCAATCTTCAGGCTGCTAATAAGATTATTTTAGCCTACGAAGTTGATCGTAAAATGGGTTGTTTCCTCAAAACACATAAGAATACTTTTGCCCTTGGGTCATATAGTACTGTTGAATTCAACAATGTCTAGGGTTAGGGTTAGGGTTAAGGCTAGGGTTAAGGGTTAGGGGTAGTCCTAACCATCATATAAAAAAATAAAAAAAAACGCCTCCTTTGGCATTAAAAAAATATTAATTAATTTCTTGATGACTTTATTTAAAATATCTATATTTCATCTGCATGTATAACCCGTTTGACATGCCATCCGACTGCCACTGCCCAAGTCGCAAGTTCGAGACCTCCACCAGGAGGTTTTTATTTCCAAGAAAGGAAGTTTGTAAGCGCTGCGCCGCTATTACCAAACTGGAAATAGCACGTGCCAACATCTCCTTGGAACGTGCTCATCATCAGCGCATGCTGGATGACCCATACTACCGTGTATGGAATGGTGATTACCATTAATAATTTCTCTCATTAGGGGCCCTTCGGGGTTCCCTTTTTACTCTTTAGGGTTAGGGGCCTCGGGTTAGGGGCCGGGGTCCTAGGGTTAGGGTTCTAGGTTTAAATGGATTCGGGCATGTAACCGAAATTTCCCATTCCCATCACATGACAACATTTAATTAGTGGTGCACTTATGCTGCGCCACCA